TGTTGCTGTAGCAATAAATGAACTACCTACTACAACTACTCTTTTACCCACACTACCACTTCCACCCGAAACTGGAGCAGAAACAATAGTAACTACATTACCTACTGAATAATTTGTACCAGAAGTACCTGCAACAGCATTCCAATCATTAGAACCAAGAGTTGAAATTGTATAGCTTTCACCAATAATCAAATCAGCATAGTTTGTAGTTCCAAAAACAGCACTCCAGTCTCTGCTAGTTCCTAAATCAGAAATTTTATAGCTTTCGCCAATAATGAATGAACCCCAGTTAGTTTCATCTTGTCTATCAAACAAGAAATTACCTGCTTGTGCTGTATCAGAAGTTGTTTTTAGAACTGGTAAAGCTAGTGTTAAGTTTGGCGCAGAGCCAGAAACGCCAGGCAAGTTCGCATTGCTCTCATTTTGGAAAGCAGAAGTTATAGAACTGTTAATTGATAGTGCTTGACTTTCTACTTTATTCCACGGATTATCTTTACCAGTAAATGCTCTTTTTGCTTCACCATTTGCTGGGTTTGTGATATACAGACCATTTCCATCCACAACTTTTGCCTTACTAGTGGTTACTGTTGATCCACCAGTTCCAGTTGCAACGAATACTATATCTGATACAATTGCGCCAGATAACGCATTAGCATTACTTAATGAAGTTGCTGTAAAGAAGTTTCCGTTTGCGTAAGTTATGCCAGAAGTTCCGGCAAGTGCATTCCAGTCTCCCTGAATATCTGCTGTTAGCGTATACTGTCCAGTTGGAGTTCCAGACTTTGTTAAGTCAATCGCACCGCCACCGGTTGAGCCAGATAGTTTTATGTTTTCAGTATCAACTCTAATAACAAAGTATTGCGCTCCATTCACTAATCCAGATATATCTGCACCAGAAACTTTTGCAAATGTTACGACATCATTAGTCTGAAGACCATGATCACTTCCGCTTGTTAGCTGTATCGATTCTTGACCAAGTGAGTCATTCACAGCAGTGTCAGCAAAAGTAAGTACACCATTAGTTCCTAAAGAAGAATATCCGGTGTTTATAATTTTATATACAGAGCCTGCCGTTAAGTTAGAAGAAGAAACTGATATTTGAGTCAATCCATCTACAACCTGGTTAGCACCAACAGAAGACCAAGCAGAACCGCCCAATAATGTTATTTTATATTTTGCGCCAGCAACCAAATCGCCAAAGTTAGTATCTACTCCTATGCTTAATATCTTACCATTTAGGTTTGGTTCATTAACAACTCTAACAGCACCATCAAAACGAATACCATTATCTTGTTTGAATCTGTTATTTAAGTAGGTTAGAATAACTTTAGTTTTCTTTTGATTGATTGTACTAATATTGGCTTGTACGTCTGGTATACCGCCAGCCAATATGCCTGCATCTTCTTCGCTATCACTTAAAACTGTACCATATGGATCAGGAGATAATCCCTCTAACCCTAGAGAATCTGCTCTTGTTTCTAAGAGAGTACTAGTTCCAGTTGGAGTAATATGAGCGTTTTTGAAATTTTCTATTGTGAGTGTATCTCTTCTGGTGATGGTCATAGTGTCAACACCACTGCTGAGACTGAATATATTAGATAAGTCTGACACATCTGCAATTTGAAAATTTTCTATACCATCACTATTAACAATAATATATGGATAAGTTGTACCACCATCTAAAGAGACTTTTGTGCCTTGTGTGAAAGCAACTCTACCTCTTCTAGGTCTAACTACAATAGTCCATCCATCAATTGGATCATTAATCGCATCAAACTCTCGAACACTTACAAGTTCTGTCGCAGCCCCAAGACTACCGGTAGCGTCTTGTCCACTAGCGGTAGCAACAAATATATCATTGAGAGCAGGATCGGCGCCATGGCCGTCTTGATTAGCAACCCAACCCACTGCTGTCCAATCTCTATCAGTTCCTAGACTAGAAATTTTATATCTTTTTGTGACTTGGAGCGCACCAAAAGCAATAGAATCGCCAAGTTCATTTGGATTGTTTATCAGTCTAGACTTGTGCTGAAGATTACCAACAAATAGTCTAATATCATCTGATATACCAATACCACCCAGATTATCCAATATACCCTTGTCCTGTAGAAAGGAAGAACTTTCTACTAAGTTTGAGTTTGCTACAAATCCTTGAGCCATTTAATAATCTCTCTTATTGGGTAATCGTGTCGTCTAATGTTATAGTCCAACGCTGTTTTAGAGCCAGATACTTCTTGTATGGCGAGCCGTCAACGTCTGCATTTGGGTCATTTTCTAAAGCCTTCAAAGAACATCTATTCACGCCAGAGCCAGGAGCCTGACCTTCAAGTTTGACAACTACGCCATCTCTATCGTTGTCCGAAAAGTTTTGATATAAGTCGTTCATAATAGTTAAGGCCGCCGAAGCAGGTAACTTATTATTTCTTAAATCTATAATTGTAAGTTTAGTGGCTGTGGATAAAGTGCCTGGTATATGACTATCAAAGTCGTTATTTCGTGCATACAGCTTTGTGGTGTCTTCAACATAAGTTAAATCAGGAGTAGGTCCGAAGAATCTATTGCTTTCACACTTCAATTCCCTTAACTGCTTGTTGTCCTTGCCTGATGGTATATTCTGTTTCAGAGTTGGAAAGTTTCCATATATATTGTTATTATATATTCTGAAAAACTCACAAGCATTAAGCCCATTTATTTCATTACCGGGGTCTGTTTCAATCTGATACGCAGTTGCACCAAAAGCTGATGACTTCACATTATATCTTACAACTTTGCCTGTTCCGTAGTTGGTTGGTGTGGTTTTTTCCAAGTATCCACCAGAAGAAAGCATACCGCTACTGGCACTGCTGTTTGCAGTAAATGTTGTTCCAAGATTGGTCGAAGATGCACCAATCGTAGTTAAGTGACTAGTATTACTACCCCTTCTTATAATTTTGTAGCTAACACCATTTTGCGCTGACTTCAGATTCACTCTATTAGCAGAAGACGAACCAGTGAATACTACGCCCTTAGCGGCATCAGTTCCACTTGGAAGACCTAAAGTTTCCCATTGTGCTTGAGTTGTTCCAGTTGGGTCTAATATAAAATATTTTTGTGTTTCAACAACACTGTTTGCAGTCAGTGGAGTATATGTAAACCAATCATTTACGCCAGGAGTAGAGCCATGAAGAGTGGTTTCGCCCCAAGGCACAACTTCACTATCGCTTCTTCCAGTACCGGCCGTTGCGGTTCCAGGCTTCCAACCCATGTCTTCCATCTCAGCATTTGTAAGATAGAAGTAAGACGTAGACGTAGAAGTATATCGAGACTGATCGGCCGTATCATCTAATCTGGCGCCGGTCATCCTATATGCTTCTCCCTCTTTCATAGATAAAGTGGAAACAGTATATTTGTTGTTATAGAAGTATATATATCTCAATTTAGCAAGACCAGTAAAATTTGGAATCTTACCAAATACATGGCTTTGCGTTATTTGAAAGCTATACAAATTATTACATTCTGATATTTGAATGGCTCTAGGGTCACTACCACCAAAGCTAGTATCATTGAGTTTAATAGCGCATCCATATCTTATATTGTGTAGTTGAAATACAGCCATTTTGCTCTTAACCGGATCAAGAAGTTTTCCTGTTCTATCTCCGCCAGCCACACCAGACACACCAAGAACATCATGATCTAGCCCAAAGTTACCGTGACTAACCGTATTTTGTGGGTCATAGGCAACACTAGCATTCTGTTCTATTCTAAAATATCTGCAATTAGGTGATCCAGAATAGAAGTTATCACTAACCCGCATCGTTGTTCCATAGTTGTTCCTATAATTCATTGAGTCTAATTTTGGTTTATTTGCAAAGGCAAGTGAGAGATCGCCAGTGAGCGGCGCAGATGAATTACCACTATATTGAACCTCCAACCTTGTTACGTTATTCAATGGATTTAGCTTTGCAGTTGTAATGCTTCTTTGTGCAACTGAGTACGTTGAGTCTGGGTAATGACCATATATGATACAGGTTGTTAATGTGTCTTGCCACTTACTAAAGTCTAGTATATTCATTTTACCTGGGTAATAGGCCTCGTATTTTGACAATATGTCTGTTGCTAAGTAAAACTCTCTATCAGCATTACTTTTTGCTAAAGTATTAGAATTTGTATCATCTACAAATCTATAAAGAGAGTTACTTATTACACCCTGATTTCTATTAGGCCTCCATGCGTCTATCCTTTTACTATCCATAACAGCATTATCGATAAACTTCATTTCTTCCGCATAGCCTACATCCCAATCAGTAAGACCAACATTTGGATTGTAGTATATGTCACCTGCGTTATTATTTGCGGTTGGGTCCCAAAGAACCAAACTGTGGAAAGTGCCTGAACCTGTGCTACTATAAGTTATGTTGCTACCACCTATAGCTTTCAACTTAAACGTATTGCCAGAAACAGAATGCACTTCATATTTTGATTCAGCAGTTAATCCACCTACTACAGTACCCAGAGTGCCTGCTGTTGTGTCAGCATCAGCATCATTGTCAGCAACACGAACATCATATTGAACTTGATTACCATTATTAAGCTGATGATTAGCTATAGTAATCACACCAGTTGAAGAGTTAAACTGATTATTATCTTGTGGATTAAACTGCAATCTTAATGTCGGTGAAGCAAAATTAGCAATCACTGACGGGACTATCAACTGAGGGGCTCTAGAAGAATTATTTGAACTAGAACCAATAATTGGTGTTTCAAGAAGCGGTAAGTGAGTAAAATCCAAGGGCTGTGTTAAAGTGCCTTTTAATGAATCTTCCAAATTTAAGTATTTTAGTGTTCTGGGAAGTCTATCGATGTTCGCCTGTATTGTTCCAGTAAAATCTGAACCATCAGAGTTTAAGTTATTCTCGTTAGTATGGTTAACAGAGTTGTATATTGGATTTTTCCTTATGCTCAAATATTCTAACTTAGGAGTGAACTTATCTAAATTGGGTATGAACTCCAACTGATTCCCATCTAAATAAAGGCGTGTTAGATTATCTAAAGTAACTTCAGGCCAGTTTGGTATACCATGATAATTAGCATAAATCTTATCAATGTTAGATGGGTTATAAAAAACTTTAATATTTTGCTCTTCTGATACTGTCTCAGTAATATCTGGATAATATCTAGCGTAACCGTAACTGGGTGGAGTATAAGACGTAGGTTGTCCAATTTCTTCGCCAGTTTCTACCGATTCTCTTACCCATGTAAATGGAACTCTTGAGCCATTAGATAGCGTTAAAGCCGGAGTGGTCGTATAAAAAGTTATACTAGGTTGCAACCTGTTTATTGTAATTTTAAATGGAATGCCCCGCATGGCAGGAAACTCTACCGGCTCACCATTAATACTAAGCCTTATCTTATTTGTCGCTACTTCGGATGAAAATCTTTTTGCTTGTGGTGTTGTAGTTAATGATAAGTCTGTAAGCGCAAGATACTCTCCTTTGTTAAGAACATCAGCATTATATGTTATTAATTGATCTGGATTATCTACAGGCCCGAATGGCGACCAAGAAGAAACTCTAGATGTGGAGATATCTGCGCCTTTACTAACCCAATTATTACTACTATCATTAAAATCAACATAGTTATACTTAATAGTGCCTGCTATCAACTTGTTATTGATATCATAGTTATACACTTGATCAGTTTCAACTCTTTTGATTGTATCTGTTTCCAGTTTGGCTTGGGCTGATGCATTATCTAATTGATTTAAAATTGCTCTTTGATCATCCACAAGACCAGACAAAGTATGAAGTTCTTCACGAGTTATCAACTGACTCAGATTTCTTATTAGGTCTAGATTATCTGATCTTAGCCCGAGATTAGCTAATGCGACATCAGGATTACCTATGTCGATCATATTTTTAGCTACATTAAGACCCCTAAAGATTGCCATTTATTGTTCCTTGTTTGTCACAGATAGTTGTACGGTTCCAGATAATCCATCTAAAGATGTTGCAGTTATGAACATCGCTCTATTATTTAGTGAACCTCTACTTATACCCTTTCTATCTCTTGCAAAAATATTATCTAGTTGCAAACTTACTGTCTCATTTTCTCCAATATATGTCGAATACACGCAATTGCCCGGTCTTAGTTGATTTACAGTAGACTTATCATACCTAGATGCAGACAGCCTTTCTCCTGCATTAAACGATGATATTATGCCACCTTCTGCGGCGCTAAATGTATACGTTACATCAACACCATTCACTTTTCTAGTTTCACTACCACTGGTCACAACAGATATTGGATGAGAGTTATGGGCTTCCAATGCAAAATCTGGTGTATGAGTTCTTATCGTACCTTGCTCAAATATTTCTTCAATGACAATTCCATTTATTCTAGCATGATCGCCTAAAGCAAACACTGGATATAGTGGCTGTGTATCGAACGAAACTGATTTAATAATATTAAATCTTTTGTGTTGATATTTTTCTACTCCATTTCCATCAACGGAGTATGCTTGCCAATCATCTTTTAATATCAAATTTTTAGTTTGTATAGTTTTTGGATTGGCAACTGCTAGTTGATTATGAACTGTTTGATCATATTCGACATATACAAAATATCCAATATTTTCATTCGCCGTATCTTCTATAAAATCTGAAACGAATTTCACTCCAGTGCCACTAAAGTTTCTTCCGAGTTCAGATACATTTGGAGTTATGCCCGGGGGCGGGCTAAATGAAACTGGGAAGTTTATTCTAGTTCTCAAAAATCCATCTACTTGCTCTGTAGCAATACTGAGATAGGTATGTTCGCTAACAGTAATTTCTCCCTGAACAGTAGAAACATCTCCACGATTCGCACCATCAAGTATATTCTCATTTTTACTGAGTCTAGGGTCTACATTTAATCTGTTACCATAAGTAGGGTCATATTCTGCACCTTCGAGTTCAGCTTTGTGATCAAATGTAACATCAGCATGACAGTATTCTATCGATGGAAACTCATTTATATCATACTCTTCGTATACAGAACCATTAAGGAATTTTAGTTCTGGATCACTATCAGGTCTATCAGCAGTTTCAACTGGTTTATATGGAGTAATGCCTATGCTAAACTCAGCAAAGTGATCATATCCACTTTCAATACCAGGGTCTTTAGCATTTGGATTCAAAAAGTGTATTTTAAATTTATTGGTAGATAAGGGAACTTTAGAAGCCACAATTGTTCTATACCCGCTTAAAAATCCATCGAAAATCAAACCTGGATCATTGACAGAGATTATAGACCCATTTTTAGTTCTGGAGTTAGTTCCTGTGCCATTGATAAGTGCATAAGAAGTCTGTCCAAGATTTGATCTACCCCTCTTTTTAATTTGACCAACTAAGTCGCCAATATAAGTTCCATAAACACCATCTGCAACAAGATGTGAAAGAATTTCGCTATTAGAAAATGCATGAACCGCATCCATTGTAGTAGTTACAGTGCTACCAGTAAATGCTGTGGTGAGATTTAGTTTAATTTTGCCTGTGCTACTATAGCTTATAGTACTACCATCAAGGAAATTTTTGACGTAGAATGTTCCAACAACATTTGTGAAGTTGACAGCATCTCCAACTTGAAGACCAGTAAATGTGTGCTGAAAATTATTATCATCTGTTACTATCACGACTTCAGACGAGCCGTTTGTTAGCGTAGCTTTAAACTTATTAGAACCAAGTATTCTGTTTCCTGCTTGACTCGTGAATACTGTACTATTACCAAGACTACTCAAAGGAACAATACCGATTTTAGATGCGCCTGAAGTGTATTTGAATGTCATTTTTCTAGACTTTGGATGTCTCCCATTCATATGCAAAGATGCCGCATAAGCAAAATGATGCCCCTGCGCTGAACCCTTGACCTCTTCAAAATCAATTCTAGTGTTTTTGTTTGAAGTCACCGTGATCGTAGATGGATAAATTTTCTTGAAGTTTACTTTTGGTACACCTTCACTGTTAAGTATATACTCTTTAGGCATAATACCTAAAATTGGAGTTCTTGTAGTGAATGACTTACTATCAACAGTTTCCGAAGATAATTTTATCGTGCCTTCATCGCCACCATCAACATATACTGATGAGCCATACTTGTAAAGATATATTGGTGATCTTATCTCTTTAGTGTTGCTTGTGTGAAGTAAATACTTCATCCTAAAGTCTGGATTTTCTAAAACTGGCTCACCAAGAGCATTTTCAATCACAAACGTGTGCATCAATACCCATCTGCACTCATCATTTCCAATAGGAACGTATGCATAGAATTTTGCGCCAATAGCACCATACCACGAGAACTCAATCTTGTACATGGTAACATCTTCAAAAGACAGTGTATATCCAGAGTTGCCTCCGCCTTGAAGCGCATCGCCATTAAACTGCTCTCTTATGATTTTTGTTTCGAATAGTTGACTAGCATCTTGATTGTTTCTTACGCCCTGAGGAGACACTACAGTTTGTGCAGATTCTGGTATACCTTCTCTTTCAAACCAAGTAGACGGAAGTTGGATTGTACTTCTTCTTACAATACTTAAAGCCTCTCCTCTAAGCTGAAACATATATTCGTCTGTATCGTTTGAGCATCCCCACTCAGCTACAGTAGAAGATGCTGGCGCACCATCTGATGCCATTCTAACACCAAACGTAAATCCACTTGCTCGGCCAGGTTGATATCTAAATGTTCTTTTGCTCTGTAAAATCCCATAATAAGTTGTATTTGAGCCAGAGCCGGGTATAGCATCTTCGTCACGAATCATGTTTTGAATAAGATCGTACTCTCTAAACCCCTTATATCCCCTAGTTGCTATTCTGTTTTCTCTGTCCTGACCCTCATTAGCGATTCTTTGACCAGATGCTACATCAGGATATATGTCCGTACCACCTCTTACCTTGTCATACCAAGCAGTAAACCTCTCAACGGCATCATATGAGTCTTGCTGATCGCCAAGATAATCGACATCAAAAAATTCACCAGAGTTTGTAAAGGTGAGTTGTGTTGCGTTTTTACCGAATATATATTGAGGGTTATCGACAGTTCCAAAAAGACTTCCACTTGAATTGACAACTTGTGCGAATCTAGGTGCTATGAAGTTTGCTTCAGCGAAATCAATTTTTCCATCAGAGTACCAGAAATCATACAAGTATCTACCCAAAGCAATGAAGTTCATGTACTTCATAAACCTAGTAGTTGGGGTAGCTAACTTGTTATATCTTGTTCCATATGGAAAGGTGTATTGACTAGGGAAAGCCTTTAGATAAAGTGCTTGCTCATCAGACCCCTCATAAAATCTTATATTTGATCGTCTTCCATGAACAGGGTGTTCTTTTTTGTACCACTCTTCGGGGTCATTATTATGACCTTGATCGAAATCAGATGCATCCCAGTTATCAACATCAAGACCGTATGTTGCAACATCAGAAAAAAGACTTAGCTGTTCTTCAGCACGAGGAACACCAAGAAGTGAACTACTTACTTCAGAAGTCTCTTTAAACTGCTCTTCAATCTTAATGGGCCCGCCACCATCAGGTATATTTTTATTATTAACTTGAATAGATAGAGCGTTTTGAGATATCGTTCGACTAGTTAGTGCCGCTGATTCTTCAGTTACGAGTGGATTACCTGCATCATCGAATAGTAAAGTTCCTTCGATATCTACTAGCTGTTGGAATTGTTTTGTGACTGGAGCAGGTGTTTTATCAAAACCAAGTTTAATTTTTTTGCCTAACGAATTGGCGATAGACGACACTTTAACTATAGTAACAGAAGCCATACCAACTAGTGTTGAAGCAGTTCCAACACCAGTTAGTCTAAACTGATTCGCATTAATGATTTCAGTAGCTTGTGTGAGCGCATAATCGCCCTCAGACAAAGTTCCAGAAGAGTCTGTAACTCTAACTTTGTCGCCAACCTGTAAATTATGCCCAGGTGCGGATACTACATCTCCAGTGATTCCTGTTGAGAGAATCTCCGTGTAAACTGTTTTTTGTGCCATAAACTACTGCTCTTCCCATGTTACACCTAAACTGATATCGTTAGTAGTTGTGCTTGCTGTATCACGATCAACTGCAAGATACAAGCTGTCGGTAATATCTGTCAAGGGGAATGATAGATATTCTTTATTATAATCAAAATATGGGCTCAAGTCAAACTGCTCTGTTCCCTGCTGTAAGTATGTAGTAGCAACATTAATTCCAGTATCTGGAATAGGAACAACAACATCAGTAGCAATCAATACAGAACTCAATCCCTCTTTTTCGATAGTTGTTTTACTGTCTGCTGTATATGCACCAGTAACTTCAGCACCAGTTGCTAAGAATCTCTTGTCAGGTAAGAATGAACCACCATTGAAGAGTGTTAATGTGCCTTCATAACTTTCAAGCTGTTCGAAATAATAACTATCGCTCTCTCTATATAGTCTTCCGAAAACAGTTACTCCCGCAGTTCCAATTCTTCCTCTAAACCAACCATAGCTACTTTCTCCGTTAGGAAGATAAGTTGAACTTGCTGATGGTAAAGGCGAGTTCGCACTAGTAACAGGGTAGTCAGCGTTTAGCGTAAACGAGCCGCTTGGAGTAACCTTTGTCTGGAATGTAGGCGTCTTCTTAAATCTAAGTCTAACAGTGCCTGCGTTTAGATTAGCTGTTGACATCTTAGTTGGATACACCTGAACTCTGTTACGAACAAGATTACTATCTCTTGTGCTTCGAATCACTTTCTTAGTTTCAACACCGAATACAGTTTCTGCTCTATCTGGCAGTAATTTTAATGAACTATTGTTTGCTGTATTGAGTGTAGACGACAAGTATACTTTGTTAGTAGTATTGTCAGCCCAAACAACTTTCACATTTTGATCAAGTGCGTTTCCTGTATCTACTACAGCACCCATAAAGAACTCGGCATCAATAGTATTGTTTATATGTAAGAACGGTGTATTAGAACCTTCACTAGCAATATCTCCTGATAGTGAAGCTGTGTTAGTGGTTGCACCACTACTAAACACATCAAACTGCTTACCACGACAAGTTACAGGGTTATCGTTGTTATGACTGTATAGACGAACAGTACCACGGTCACCACCATCAATATAGTAAGAAGCACCATACTTAACAATGTGATGCGAACTACTTTCGTAACCTTTGTCGTAACCTATTCCATCATTGGCAGTTTCTTCTGTATCTCCCAAACTTTGCGAATCTCCGCCGCCGTAAGTAGTGTAAGTAATAGGTAGTGTTGCGTTACCAAGAGATGCAATCTTCAACTGATTCGATGCTCTTAGGTGATGTACTCGTACCCATCGTGCTTCACCGTTACCGACTGGAACATATGCTAAGAACAATGCACCAACAGCACCATACCATGAGAACTCAATTTTAAGCATCGTTACTTTAGTGAAGTCATATTTGTAAAGACTGTCTTGTTTTACTTTAACGCCTTCTACTTCACTATAATTCTGCCCAGGTCTAGCAACAGTTCCATCTAAGGGAGATGTTGCTAAGTCACTATACACTCTATTTCTACCTAGGTTATCGGCCGCATATGAGGTTCTTGATGTTGCAATTGCAGATATACCGTCAAGAGCGTCATGACTGAATCTTGAACGAGGTACACGATACTCGTAAACGCCCCAGTATTCTGGCTTAACATTATTCTTAATCCAATTAACATACTCTGGGAAGAAGTTTACGTTGTCCATTTGTGATCTAATGCTATTTACATTGGCGCCGCTCTGTCCATTTGGATCAAGTGCCGTGTTAACAAACCCTATATAATCTACTCCTAAACCACCCTCTGCTTTAAGATCATCGCCAAATGCGTACATATATGGGAACATAGCACCCTTAGGAGTTGCTCCAGTACCATTAATATTTGCCGCATTAATATATCTGAATACTCTATGATTAGCGTGGGCAGTCGGATCATTTGCTTGGCTGTTTAGCGTATCTGGAGTTACATCGATCTCAGACAACAAACTACTAGTCGCACCTGCGGTGTTATGTCTAAGAATATCATAGTCCAATGGGAAAACAAACGGACATACAGTTTCAAAATAAAGTGTTCCAATTCCTGTATTGATATTTGTGGTGGCATTGACATAATTACCACTCGCATCTACAGCAGTAACAACCATTCTGGCTTCATCAGCCTTTGTTGCTGTGAAGATATTTCCTTTAGGACCTATAACTCTCTTAACTTTAAGAATCTCACCCTTCATTACTTTAACTTGAGTATCAGCACCTACTGCCGGCTGTATATCCAGATGCGTAGCTGTACCACTCCATGTAATTCTAACGTGTTGACCAAATGTTACATTGCCTTTGGTTAGTTTGAACTGAGTAGGAACTTTACTTGCTGTTGTTCCACTTTGAGTACCATTTGCGTGTAAGACTGTTTTAATTTTTTCTGCATCTTTAAGTAACGATGGGTCATATACACCACCATGAGTGTGAGTCAACCCATCACGAAGAACAACTAAGTTGCCTGGGAATGGTCTGTCGCCAACAGTAATAGACTTAACGTCTTCTTTAGCAAAGTTAGCAACAACTCTTGATGCTAATGCATTTAGTGATGTTATTTCTGCGCTGATATCTTCAGCCAAAATATTATCAATAACCAGTAAGTCTGCCGCTAAGACAGCTTTTAGATTTGAGTGGCGGTCAGGCTCACTTAATGTTCCGTCTGCTTCTTTTTGCGAGTATACCGAAAGGCCTGTGCCTCTTGTGAACATATTCATATTGTATGTGGTTTCTGCGTCACCACCACCAATAATATCATTCTGATAACCATCAATAATATAACCAACATCACGCTGACATTTATCTCTCAGTAGTTCTTGAATTTGTGTTGCTGTCAAATCTCTGAATGGAGTTAGTGCTGTCTGACCATCGCTAGTAAGTTGACTTGAATCAGTGCCATCTATTGTTCCACTAGGACCGTAACTAGGAGCAGAGTATGTAATCGCTTCTGCAACAGAGCCAAGGTTTGCACCTGTTGGTGCTGTAGCTGTTGCAGTAAATACTCTACCAGTAAAGTATGTGCCTGCACTGTCTGCGTCTAGGGCTGACCAGTTAACATCGCTAGAGTCATTAATAATTACATACTTTCTACCTGCAACCAGAGAAGTAGTGTTAGCACCAACAGTTCTCTCTGCTTTTTTAGCAGTAACATAATATGACCAGAAGTTTTTCTTAGCCGTAAAAATTGTGTCTAATTTATTTGCTCTTGTGCCATAATCAACATTTGCACTAGCAAGAGATGGTACAGTAAATGTGTTAGTGTAGCCTGCGTTTTGTGCATCACCAAATGCTGTAGCAACAATTGTCTGTAGAGCCTTAAGTTTAGTTTCGGCTTCCGGTGATAGTGTTGTTCCAAAGACACCCGCAGAGTTTGCGTCAATCGTAGCCAATAGTTGTGCATGAATTGGTGCTTCGAATAAAGAAATTTGTGGGAATACGCCTACACCTATTCTTGGGCTTGAGTTCCAAGCAGTGTTAGCATTACCACCTGTAGTAGGTAGAGCAAAGTTTGTAGTGTTCCATATTGTATGAGCGGTACCGCCATACTCTAAATCGAGTATGAAGTTATCTATCCAATAATCTAAATCTCGTTTACATTTTTCTTTTAGTTGTGCGCCTGTAATTATAGCGGAACTACCTTCCCAACCAACAGCCTTTGCGAACATAGTAGCAAAGTTGTCATAGAAATTACTGGCACCTAATTCTGCCGAAGATACGTTAACAGATGTACCATCATAGACTCTCTGAACAGCAGTTTGACCGGTGGGCTTTGAGTATGCGGCTTCTACAGCATTTAGTACTGTATCAATAAGATTATATCTTGCTTCTTGAAGAATTTTTCTGTCAGACACAAAACTTCCGGCTGATTCAGTTTTCTCGTCTGCACCCATACCAACAATTCTGTAGTCGTCAAGTTGTGTAGTGTCTAAGAGTGTTCCACCTGGGCTTTCGCCTCTTAATGGAGTACCACTTCCACCACCAATTCCATATAGACTAGTAGGCCCGTAGTTCAGAGATTGAGTTCTACGAACAGCAGAGAAATTATCTCCCTTACCATTGTTTCGACTTTCCCAATAGTAACCATCATACTTGTCGTAAATACCAAACTTACGAATAGGTGGATTCTGACAAAAATCAACTAAACTTAATGTACTTTTAATACCAAAAGTAGCGGCTGATACACGACCAGGCTGATATCTAAAGAAACGCTTAGATGTTAGTACTGCTGTTTTGTTTCTACCGGCTTCTACAAGTGCGCCCGCTTCAGTAGGAAGATGCTTAATACCAATTGCTTGTCTATCAACACCGCCAGCAACGTGATATTCTGGCTTCATTGACCATTCTGATGGATTAACATCATAAGTATTAACGTCAGCAAAAATACCAAGTGCAATCTCTGCTCTAGGAATACCTAGAAGCGATAGAGCAACCTCAGACTGTACTTTATTTTGCTCAACAACTGGAATAGAAGTTTGGTCTGTAGCCATTACTACAGGTATAGACTTATCTGCCGACTGAGGACCTGGAGTAACTGGAGTCGTTCGACCTACGTTAACTACACTTGAGTTTTGATTTGTATTTGTTATACTTGACATTTATTTTTCCTATTTTAAAAGCCCTTGTGCCATCACAAAGTCGTCTACTATATTTATTGTACCTGCGCCAGCGCCTGCTACATGGGCGCCAGCTGATTGCCCTGAGGGCGCACTACCACCATAGTATCTGATAGTCAACTGCTGATTATCGCCTATGGGTGTTTTACCAATAACAAATCCATTAAATCGTGTTCCACTTGATCCATCACTACTATAGTAACCTGTTGGGAAAACAAGATTTGTCTTACCATTCACCATTACCTGATCACCAATGTTAACATACTTCAGATTCGCAACTTCAACTATATAATCTACATAATGCTTATTTGCATTCAGTGTGTCTACAGCACTCGTTCTATAAACATTAAGACCTAGATTGTCTAGACCACTAGCATTCAATTGTCCGGCAGATTCCCAAGAACCGTTATTTGCAATATCACCTGCTTTTACATCTGTTCTAAGGTTTGCTGACCAAGCTACACCATAATGCTTAGTGCCTGCAGGGTGTAAAGAGTTACCTAATTGAGTTGTATATATATTCTTAAATGTTGAATATGAATATGCACCACTAGTAGTAATTAGTTGCTGAAGAGTTCCACTAGTATCAGCATTGGCGATTGTGAATCCAAACTGACCATCAGTAGGCACTAAATCTCCAGTACCCTGTCTATTTGCTGTTCTTCTTGCTAATATGATAGGCCCTTTATGCCCAGAGTTTTCATAACCCGGGAACTCATTGGCAGTTACTCTACCACCACTTGCAGAATAAGAAGGCAGGCTAGTTCCATTCCAAGTGAACACAGCACCTGTCATATTTATAGCCGCACCCAAAGTAGTCCAATCAGTATTACCGACATGAGTAATCATATATGGAGTGTTTAGTTTCAAATAAGAATCAGCATCAGCCGCACCACCAGTGGTTGTTGCAGTCATGGCAGTATTGTTAATATCTTTAACACCAGGTCCTACTTCGTTACCATAGATAGAGAAGTTGTTATCACTATCAACTGCCAATAGATTAGTTCTAAATACGACTTTTGCATTAGTTCCAATAGAGTCTTGCGTTAAGTCATATGTTGCGCCATTTTCCTGATAAACAAAATCATCACTAAGGAAAGGTTGACCAGTGCCTACAGCTTGCATCGATGCTCTTGATATGTTGATAGAGTCGAACTCACTATTCAATATATCTGGAGTCGATAAGAATTCATTAGCAGGACCCATCATTACATTCGGGCTAGTTACCAAGAATGTAGAACCATATATATTTAGACCCGCACCAACATTTTTAATTACGTTGTTTGCAATAACGCCTTCTGATGTTACAGTAGCATCTACAGACTCAGTAAAGTTTTGAATGACATTACCAGTTACTACAGTGTTGATTCCAGAGTCAATAGTTAGTGGAGTAATATCATATCTATCTGTCAAACCACCATTAGATATCTCAGAAAGATTCATTTTAAATCTTAGTGGTATGCTAGAATAAACGCCATCACCAATAACATTTTGAATTTTACACTTGTTAAATGTAATGTCAGTTGTCTGAACACCAAAATCTATGAATCTATTTCCGTCAGTGTCTGCAAGCAAGAATTGGTTGATAGCATTACCATCAAAGTCTACACCATCTAGTGTAATTGTTGTTGCTCCAGTAATACCTGGCGATTGTAAAATTTGTGTGCTTGCGCTACCATCTACACTAGGAAATGTGTAAGAAGCCCAAGGTAACTTTCTAATTTTAGTAAGGCCTGCAACACCAGTTAATCCAAAGTTATTTGGAATGTTAATGGTAACTACATTGTATGTCTTAGCATTAAGACTCAGGCTCTTGATTCCTATAGCAGGATCGATTTTACTCAATATAGCAGTATTGATTGTTGTTGTATCATTGTGAGCCAAAGAACAAGCACGACCAAGTATACCACTTGGGTGATTGACCGTTGCTGAAGTTTTAAATGTGACTATGAAAGAACCGTCTCCTGCACCACTATCGCTAGAAGATTCTACAGTCAAATCAGACCAACCCTCTAAAACTTCGTTGTGACCACCGGCTGTTGCATCGGGAGATTCGGCAATAGTAGCAGGGAAATGAATAAGAGAAGATGGATAAGAGTTGTCTTCTGAACTTTTACCAGACCAAGCTACATAATCAAAAGTATGATAATCTTTCCAGTTGTTATTACCATCTGCCAAATCTTTAGGGCCTAGAACAGCGATAAGTTTCATTGTAGTTCCACTGTTGCCGACTTTACGATATATTAAAACGCCATCAGTAGAGTTAAGACCAGATAGAGAGAGATTTATATAATAGTCGCCATCAAATGCATTCAAAAAGTCTGTGCTAGTAGTAGTGCCAGCCAAAGAGATAACTTGACTCTGAACACCTGATCTAGGACCTATTCTACCAGTTCTAGTATCAAATTTAGCAACTCTATAATTCATAGTAAGAGTATTGCCAGAGGCATTTGCAGTACCAGTATCATTGAATGCATTTTTAGAAACTACCAATCCAGGTGCAGTATCTACAGCAACCGGACTACCAGAAGTACCACCATAAACTCGAATGACCTGATTCTCGGCAAAGTCATTTGCGCCCACCCCAACTTGACTGATTAAAACTTCTCTGGATGTTTGGCTACCTGCATCGGCTCCTATAGTATTTTGCCATGTTCCATTTACGCCCTGTAAGCTATCTTTTGAATTACCACTATCAAAAGTATCACTAAAACTCTGAAATAAAGTTGGAAATCGTTCATCAATTTTCGTTTCAACATTAGCATCATTAAAATACTTGTTCTGACCTTCTTGAATGTGATCTGTAGTAACTCTTTGCACCACTGCGGAACTACCCACAGTGTTTCTCACTTCAAGACTATAGTTTTGCTGACCATCATCAACAAGACTTGAAAAATTTGAATCGTTTTTAAGCTGAGAGTTTGATTCAGCAATAGTTGGTGGATTTCGTGTATTAGCCCAGTCTAAAAGGTAAGAAGCGTCTCTGAAAGCACTCGTTACTCCATCATTATAAAACACCTTACTTGCATTCAATAGATTATCAGTGCCGGCGTTACCGTTAAGAGCCGATTTTAAATTGCTCAATCCACCAGTAATTTCATCAGACGAGTAGACATAACTGCTTATGTCTTGAGCAGTTATCTTCCTACTGTTAAGCTGATCACCCGCAGTGTCAACTATCGCAAATATGTCAGTATCCGATAGTGTGCCTGTGCTTAAATCTGTAAACTTCTTTGCCATTTAATTTATTCCTAGTATTAATACTAATATTTATTAAGCTGTTCTTTTCCACATATACACAGCAATGTAAGGCTGTGTTATGTTAAATGAGTTATTGCCGCCTGTGTTCTTAGTTGCTTCAGTAGAACTATGTTTTTGAACTCCATCACTGCCTTGAACAACACTGCCATTTGCATTACCATCACTTTTACTAAAGCTACGACCTGTTCTTGTTGTATGAACATGGCTATGTGATGGTATCTGAGCAGTTGTCAACTTATGTGTGTACGCACCACCAGTTTGTCCATTAGAAAAACCACCACCGACACCTACAAGACATCTACCGCCGCCAAATGCTTCCCAAGTTCCACCGAAATTTCCATTAGGATTAGCATTTGATGTCGATGTGAATATTGATCCAACAGGCCATATCTGATCTACAGAAACTAGATTGCCAACAAAGGTATCCATATCACTGATATTAGACACAGTATGTGAGTGAGAGTTATCTTTAACCTTAATAGTAGAGTTAATGCTTGCTGTTCCATTGACTGCCCACGAACCAGTTAAGTCAGAACTTGAAGTGAATCCAAGAGTTCTAGTATCTGCCCACCTGGTTGCACTACCTGCATTACCACTAACATTACCAGTTACGTCACCAACTACAGAACCATAAAACGCTCCACAAGATAAACGATCTAGATTTGGATTATATCTTAATGCGTCATTATGTCTTAGTGCCTTATTACCACTTGCATCAACATCTGCAAAGAAAGGCACTCTCTGTATTTGGTTGGTGTTGTCTTCTGTAACATAAACTTGCGATGCACTACCTGCATTACCACTAACATTACCAGTTACGTCACCAGTTACAGCACCAGTTAGAGGACCCGAAAACTTTGTGTTTGCAGTAATAGTTGTGCCTGTTACTGCCGCAGGCGTAGTGTCACCTATAATACCGTTATGATTACCTGTTGTGTTACCAGTTACAGCACCAGTCAAAGCACCACTAAATCCACCAGACGCAGATACTGTTGTACCCGACACTGCTCCAGTATGTGTACCATTCGTGTTACCAGTCAAAGCACCAGTAAATCCACCAGACGCAGATACTGTTGTACCCGACACTGCTCCAGTATGTGTACCATTCGTGTTACCAGTTACATTACCAGTTACGTTACCAGTAAATGAAGCATTAGTTCCAGTACCGCTATCTAAGACTACTGTTCCGTTAGTTGCTTTTATGTCGCCTTGAAATGTTGCATCATTTCCATTAGTACCGCTATCTAAAACTGTTGTTCCGTTAGTTGCTTTAACGTCACCAGTTACATTACCAGTTACACTACCAGTTACATTACCAGTAAGGCCACCTGTAGCCGAAAGAGTAGTAAATGCACCAGTAGTCTGTGAGTTAGCACCAATTGTAACACCACTAATGTCAGCACCCAATAAAGAGTTGCTAATAGTGAACTTATTACTCGCTCCGGCAGGAGTCGTAATTGTGCCATTATCGTTAAAGGTAAAACTTCTATCACTTGTACCTATAACCAGTTCACTGTGATCTACATCTGTCTTTATGTGCCAAGTATTAGTGGATGCGCCTTTCTGATACTGTAAAACACTAGACGCATCAGCCGCACCAACTTGATTCAGTCTCAAATCACCTAGTATGGACACATCTTCTTCTACAGTTAAAACTGAAGTACCTTCAGCCGCTAATATTTTGTCTGCTTTAAGATGATGACCAGTAGCTAACTCAACATTTCCATCAAGAATAATGTTGCCTACGTTTTGGTTTCCTACTGTTGCGCCCATAGTTACTGTTGATTGAAAAACAGTAGCCATTTCGTTTGTCAGGTCTTTCCATTGCTCAAAAGTAGATGTGTTATTTACTTTGTTGGAATTTATAGATGTCTTTGTATTACTCATTTACTTATCTCTTTGATAGTTTTTTGCATTAGAACCATAGCAGATTCTAACTTATATATTCTTGCTTCCAATCCTTTAATATATTTATCTTGCTCTCTCTTCGCAACAGCTTTTTTATACTCAATAACGTCAGAATTTACAATACCCGAACCACTTTCTGACCTGATAAATGTATGCTGTTCCATATTAAGTTACCGCCAAAGCCTTGAAATCATATATCGTAGGCGCCAAGTTAATGTCTGGTGTTATATTCTTCAATGTAGGTGTAGCTAACTCACTGGTTGAAGCATGACGTAAAACTAATCTTATCTGGAAAGTAGTAAAGTCATTTGTATGAACTGCTTCGTTAAGATCATATTGATACTCACGATAATCATAAACATCGCTCGTGTTTGAGTATAAGTCTGGATTAGAATTGACTAGCTTCTTCCAGTTAGTTGATGTAGATGCTGATAATGTATTGGTCGCATTTTTATCAGATTCCGCATTATTAGGATACACAAATCTTCCATACACATCTACAAATGTACCTGCCGGTCTGTAAGCATTGAGCAAAACTCTTAATCCTTTAGCAGGCAGTTTGTCATTTAGAATAACTTCTTTAGAAACCCAGTTAGAAGTTGTAGCTTCACTACTGGTCACTTTATATTGATAAACATTTAACTCAGCCATGTCTGTGTCTAGAACAGGAGTAACAGTAGATACTTGACTATTTAAAGAGACCTTAATTCTAAAGTCATCTTTAGTATCAGAATCGGCAATCTGCTTACTCTTACTCTTAATCAATCTTAGATTATTAGGAGTGTAAACATTAGTATTAGATGATATCGGCTTATCAAGAACACTTTCGTTAGCGACTACCTTATTCAACTCTAAAGTAGATGATGTGTTTGTGCTGTTATCAATCTGAATTTGTGACTGGAAGTAAGAAACCTTTTCCGAGTCCACTGTAGTTATTTTAGCAGAAGCACCAGAACTAACACCATTAATGACTTGATCATTTGGTCTTGCTGTACCATTGAATCCAGTAATCGTTGCTTGAGTTGCAACAAACTGTACACCGACAGCAGGAGTTACAGTATTTGGTACACCTGCTGATCTCCATGCATTTGTTATTTCAGAGTCTGTTCCTTGATTACCAAGAGTCACAATAGTGTATGTATTACCTGCAATCAACTGCCCCACACTAAACCCAATAGTAACAGGAGTATTGCTATCCAAGTAGTTACCTACTCTCGCTGAACTTTCAGTAAGATGTATCTTAGAATACTCTCTAGGATTGTAATAAGACACTACGCCAGCAACACATCTTTTAACGGTAACGCTTGCTCCAAATTGAGCAGTCGAATAAACAGTATATGGGTCTTCTAAAGTAAACACCGTACTAGTACCATCTGTCCTATTGCTTAGAATTTTAGTCACAACTTGTTTGCTTGCTAGGTTTACATTATCACTCTGTATCAAAACAAAGTCGCCATCGTTAATGTTATACGCAGGAGAACCAAGCTGTGAGGTTAAGATGCTTATCTCATTTGGATTAGCCGAATCAGAACCACCCACAGTCATAGTGAAAGAACGATCATCTGTAAGAGCATACGCCAACTCACCATCTTGGAAATGGACTATTTTAGTAGTATCCACCTCTGGACTCGTTTGCGTACCATTTTCTCTAATAGTCAAGAACTCTACATCATTTGGAACTAGTTCTACTGATCCAGTGCTTTCAAAGTCGTGTCTGTTGATAACAAATTTAAGGTCCTCGTCTTGATAAGAACGCCATGCGCTATCATTAGTAGATGTGAACAATGCACCATCACCCCAGTCATTTGTCACTGCAACAGATTTAGCAGTTGTACCTTCTGACAAACTAGTCTCACCCACTTTACAAGTATAAATTAAATACTCCGGTGAGTTTCCATCTGGTATTACAACAAATGCGTATTCAGTATCAGTCTTCAGTTTTACTGGATTATCAAACTTAAAGTTAGTTGCGCTTGTTCCACTATCAGAAACTAATATCTGATCAGTAGAGGGGTTTAAGTTTTTCTCAGCAAAAGGAAGTACATTTTTAGATGGATATCCGTTTTGACTTTCTCTAATTTGCATAGTTACGCCAGTCGTAGCCGCGGCACGTTTAAAGAATACATCGATATCACTTATATAAACATAGTCTGCGCCCTTAGATGCGGCAGATTTAACTCTAAATGTTTGAGCAATCGGGTCTCTAGCAAATTGTTGGAATCTTCTTTCAACTATACTTGTTTCAGTGTCGAAGTCAAGAGTTCTGGTTGTTGTATTAACTTCAGTCTTGTTAACAGCAAAGTTATAGCCTCTAAATGTGCTTCTTCCATAAGAAGTTGATCCAGACTCAATTGATCCATACTGATCAACATCAGCAATCTCTAAAACATTTTCACCAACAAAGAAAGATTCAGCAGGCATATGGAAGTATGCGGCTAAACGACCTTGAGCGTCAGTTCTAACTGCATTACCTTTATTGTTTGCGTGACCACTACGAACATTAATTGCTCTCATGCTGTCACCAACAGCACCTGGCGATACATGAGCATTAACCTCTTTCTCATCGAACCAGAAGTAGTGTCTAGTATTTGGTCTTAGTCCTGTCACAAGAACTCTAATTATCTGCGCCCTCAAGTAAGGCTTCATATTGACATCTGTGACAAAGTTACCAACAGCCTGAGAAAGCGTATTCTCTGTTGCTGACAATCCAGTAACTTCAGTGGTTTCAAGCATATTGAAAGTATACCTACGATTTGCAAGAAACCAACTTTCTAGTCTAGTTGTCGGCTCACTTTCTCTTGTGAGTGGTAAAAATTCTTGTATATTTTCAACCAGATCCGCCATTTGAGATGCAAAGTCTATTTCTATATCGACCTTAGGGTTTCGAATAACATCATACCCACTAACAAATTTTGGATAGATACCAACATTACCTTTATAGTTGTAGTAACTAGATACACAGTTTCTGAAGTTTGTAGCAAATGGTTGCTCTACAAAAGACACTTGACCAATCTGTTCTATTGTAGTGACTTCATCAAACTTATTCAACGCCAAATTATCAGATACATTAGTAGCAGTATCAACTTTCATATCAATTGGGAACTGTTTAACTGAAGGCATTGCAACAGTTTTAGACTTGTTAATCGAGGCACTAAATTGAGCATCAGCCAAATCTGCTCCAATCAATGTTTCAAAATTATCTGCTAAGATGCCATTCTTAAATCTATCAGTTCCGTCTGCTCCAGTGACTATGAGATTTTGAGCATTCACTTCTGCCATAGTCAAAGAAACTGCTTCACTCAGAACATCAATCTTCATCTCTAAATTTTCAATATCTCTCATAGTATAATTTTTAGTCTTCATACTCTTAATAGATATAGAATTATTTCCTTGAACGGAAATAGTATTACCCGGGTTGATAATTTCAGCGATTTCGTATAGTCTATCTAATTTTGGTTTTGCCGGAGATTCAGCTTCATCACCCTTAATTAATTTAATAACACCATACTCATCCAAAACAACACTGTCTATTCTATTCAGATAATACTCTTGAGTGCTGTTTATTGTCGAGTTATTTGCAAACTGAGTATAACTCAATATACGAGTATTCACAGCAGTATCAACTGGCAATGCATTAGTTGGTTGAGTTGAAACAGTAACTTTCTTTACTGCATAAGGTCTTAGATCATAACAGTTAAATAGATCGTAGACATACGAGTCTTTGGCGGCATATTGTGGAACTAGGTGCTTGTTTGTCACATTGGTATAACTGTCAGCAGTCAAGTAACCATTAATATTTGTTCTTTCCAGATATCTTACCTCAACAATCAAGGTGTTAGATGTGGGAATACTTGCGCCAGACTTTAATTGCATATAAGACAAGTCATAGAACGCATCTTTTTGGTTGGGGTTTAACCTAAACTTAGATGTCACATCAATAAGAGAGTCCGTACTGCTACCTGGGTCTGTGTCCATTAAAACTCTAATAATTTGTATTACATTCGGAATACCCAAAGTAGCAGTACGCAAAGTTGGAATATATGTAGTTTTAATATACCCAGTCAACTCTTCTAAAGTATCTTCAGTCGTATTAGTTTTTACTCTATTATAATACAAGTGTTCAATATTTGCAGTTGCGCCTAAAGCACTAAATGTAATAGTAATGCCATCACTATCACCGCTACTATCGGTGTCAGCAAGTTGAGTAACACCACTGGGAGAGTATATGTCCCCGCCAGAAATAGCAACAACATCGTCAGATTTTATCGGAACGCCATCAGAAGAAGCGGCAATTGTAGTTGCGTTAGAAGCAAGAGTTATGTTATCAACTCTGACTCTTTCTACTAAGTTTGTATTTGAGATTGACTTGACACTACCTTTACCAGTATCAAATACCATACATCCATCAGAAATATTCTGTTGACCAGTAGGTTGACTGCTAGAATTAAGCGTTAGTGTCACTCGATCATTGCCTGGAGTATAGCCTTGTAGACCTAGATGAGTAGGTGCTGTTGCTTCTTGACCTGCGTTCTTTTCTACATTGAAAACAAATATCTTACCTGCTGATATGTTTCTAACACAACAAGTACCGATTGTTGTTGTGTTATTTAAAAGTACATATCTATCAAGTAGATTTGTTGTTGAATCTCTATCAAGTTTGAAGTCAATCAACTGTTGAGCGTTTGCGCCATTAAACTCAAAGTGTTGATCATAAGTAACACCGGTTACTTGATTTGTTTTTATTTGTGTTGAAGTAACTTTGTCAATAGTAATTTTGTTAGCAGAAACATTTCTAACTTCCTTACCAAAGATATATGCTTTACCTGGCGAGATGGAAACTTGAGCAACAGTTTCTTGTGCGCCTAAACTATTAGTAATCGATACTGGCGACTCAAGAGTTGCTTCTAAACCATCAACAACATAGTTTCCAGATTCTTCGTAAGTTCTTTTTGCTAACTCTTCTCCCAATAGGCTGTATTGAGTATAGTCACGAAGTCTAATTTGCTTACCATCTTTATATCTGATTAGAGAGAAAAACTCACTTGGTTCGCTTGTAGATGGATACGAGACTAGTTTTGGAACTAACTGAAGTCTGTCCGCACCGGGAGCATTGTAGTTATTATAACCTGCGGCATTATCCAAGAGACTTGTGTCTTGATTGGAGTTAACAATATTCTCTTCGGTAGCGAAACCAACAGATACTGGGTTTATGACAGAAGCGTTAATTGGGTCTTGCCCAGGAGTATTACTATATCTAGTAACGATTGTGAATTGTCTATCAACAAATAAGAAGTGACCCTTTTGGTAAATAACGCCTGGTTCACAAGACACACCAAACGCTCTACCAACATGGCCTGCGTCTTCGTGTGCCGTAAATGTTATGGGGCTTCCGCCTGAAGTTACTGCATTTTCGTTGCTGTCTAATAGGGAAAGAGTTTCGTTTGCACCGAATTGTTTTACGTCAGAAAGTCCTGAAGCATCTTGACTTGTGTTTAAATAATTAATATAAAAGGTTTTTAGATTTGGAGCAGAAGTCTCAAATCCAGTAAGGCCCTTAACGATCTCTGCTTTAAGACCAGAAGTACCTTGAAGTATGAATCTAGTTGATGAGCCATCACTTGCGAAAACTTCATCATATATTGTGGGATTAGTAAAACCGACTTGATCCTTTAATTTAACATAAAATAAATCGTCACGAGCAGTTAAGTTAACACCGCTAATGATAGTACCTTCTTTATATACATTAGACCCAAACCGCTCTACTTGCTTTTGTAGAATAGTTTGAAGCTGAGTCAGTTCTCTTGCCTGTACTGCTTTTGATGGTTGAAACAAAACACGATTAAACTGTTTCGTCTCATCGAAATCATCGTAGTACGGATCTACATTTAAGTCTTTGTTGATACCCATTTGTTATTCTCTTTCCCTTAAAAATCAAACGTGAACTTTATCTTTTCTGTTTTTTCTGCTTGTCTGGTGATAGGAGCAAAATCTATGAAGTGTAAAAGATCACCGCTATATACTTCGTACTCACCGTAATTAATTGTATGTGCTGTTTCATTATTTATACTGATCGTTGACGACTCTTTTTCTTTAATGTAAAAAATACCTTTCTGGAACTTATGCTGAAAGTTTCCATAGTAGTCAACTAATGAAATTTTTGTATTACCGTCAGTGTTTGCAGGTGTCGTTGTTAGATGTACGTTATTTACATGACTATGAACCTGATGAACTCTGGCAGATATCACTTCTGTGTTATAATCATAATTTGGATCGTTTACGTCTACCCTGTCTACAACATAGGCAACCTGAGCAACTTTACTTCCATCAAGAGTCGCTATATTGGAGTTAGTAGTAAACACCGTACCAATGTTCGAGTTAGTCGAACCAATATTTGTAAAATCAGTATCAGTCATATTTCCACTATCAACTATTGTATAACTTACGCCTTGAACTGCAAGTCTTATGTCAATTGTTTTTATGTACTGTTCAATATAATTGTCAGCAGATACTTTGGCTGTTGCATTACCTTGAACAAGTATGTTAAGTCTATTATCGATTATGTGATTTGATTGGTTGTCAGTTGGAATAGTAGAAGCACCAGTAGCATCAGAAATTGTTGGGTTTTTAATCAAACCAACCACTGTGTATGTGTTTTCATTTGGTGTCTCTGTATTTTGTCCACTAAAGTTTGTAACGACCGACAGTCTACTCATCGCAAGTTCCGAAATAGGATCAGAGCCATGACCACCTTTTGGTGAAACAACTGCCCTAAGAATAGTTTGCTGACCACTAGCTAGAATAGAATTTTTCAATAATGGTGGATATACAATCTGTGCTATTGCGGTTTTATATTTTTCACCTCTTCTCTCAAAAGCAATATTTTTCAGTGTTCCGTTTTGATCAAGAACTCCATATGCCTTACAAGCAAAAGATTGCTTTGGCGACACACTTGTATTAAATCCAAGTGTACTATTACTAACAAGTACCTTAATGACTAACTGACACTGAATTGCGCCATTTGCATCGGGAGTAAATGAATCAGCCGTGTCACCTGTTCTTACAGTTAACTTTAGATTGTTTTGAATTGTTTCGGATGCAATAATATCATAGAGTTTACCAGAGGTATTATGTCTCAAGTACATATTTCTATATGCGTCTGGCTGAATATACAAACTTCTTCCAGTTAATGCTGTTGTGCTTACAGTAATCTCTCTAACACCAGATGTAGCGGTTTCTTTTGATTGAATCGTTTGTACGCTAGACGAATCCGCTTGTGATGTAGCAGGACCGAATAAGTACTGGTTAAATTGTCCAACAGGAGTTGATGTGATCTCAATTCTAGATATATCTTCTTTTGCATTTGCTACAACATCGGCGTCACCATAACCGCCGCCGTTTTCTGTAAACAGTGGTAGAGGAAGACTGTTCGCAGTTCTATAAAGTTGAGCATCTGCTCCTTTAACTGTGAACATATATTGCCAGACATATCCATCTTGTGTAGTTACCATTCTATAATTTTTAGCATCAACAGAACCAGGGACTTCATCAGAAGCAGTTCCGTTGTTATTATTCAAGCACTTCAAGACCATGAAGTCTTCGCTCTGATCTTCTTGTACTGTAACGTACATATTCAGTTGTTCAACGTCTCTGGTATCATCGTATTCGTCATACACAGTTCCTCGCAACCAAGGCTTTTCAAAAAACATATATCTGGCATTTTCTTGAGTTACTCTATTGGCAAATATAACTTTTTTCTGAAAATCTCTTTTATCAAACTGCGTGTTTGTTATGGTCGATTCTTTAGCAAACTCTGTGGAATTGAGAGACGTTGAAGCCATAACATAATAGTTATCACTAGCAAGCGAATCAAACAAACTATGAGTTGTTTCTGTTTTAAAATTTTCTGTAATAATTTTTGTCATTATCTTTTTCCGAATACGTTATTCATAAGAACGAGGTTGTTTACTATTTGTGCCAATAACATATGGATATGCAGGTACTGTTGGAACCGCATCCCCTTCACCTGCTTCTTCAAAAGTTAAGAAGTAAGCATACGTTCCATTTTTAAAATCTGGTGTTACGCAATATCTTCCATTAAATGCATCAAGCGTTCCTGTCTGCGGCTTAATTTCATAGTCTTCGATGTAGATGCCTGGTGTGTTAGAAATCCTTGCTGGGTTCGAAAATATGGGGTCACTAGGACCTTTCAATCCCCATGTACTAAGCATCTGAACAACATTCGAAGTTGGGTCTAATGGATTTTGATATCCAAAAGGACCGTAGATTGGAAACCCATCAAGAGCCCAACCAACTATTTTAGAATGTCCTTCACCAAAAACAACAGCATCATGAGTTATAGACTCATGCTTTAAGTAATCAGAACCTACTTTAGTTCCGCTATAGTATGTGCTTGAATTTACAAAAAGCATATTTGGGTTTGTTGGATTGCTAAACCCCTTATAGATAAACGATCCATTTCGATATCTATATTCACCATTTATTTCTGGGCGACCACCGCACTGATCGAGCGTAGTGTTGTAAGTCGAGTTACCCAAATTATATGTTAAACTAGCACCAGAGTTTGTACCATCAGTCTGATGCGTCTTTGAGCCTGCTGTATAAATTACTGCTCCATTTACAGCTACACCTATTGGCGTGTTTTCTGCAACCACTTGACTGGATTGAGAATATGTATCTCTATCACCTGCTCTATATGTTATGTTATATACTTTATTAGGTTGCTGATCTACTATTGCATTAAAGCCCGTTCTTGCATCTGCAAAAATTCTAGTTCCACCAGTATTTATAGGCTGACCCGCCACGACACCAAATCTAGCGTCATCAACTTGGGCGGCGCCAGCTTTAGCCGGAAATGGATCGCCATCACTTGTAATTTTTAATATAGCCATTAGTCATCAGACTCCGTAACAGTAACAACTTTATAATCTTCTCCACCTTCTGTCTGAATGACTTGTTGTGGATCATTAAGATTAAGAGATGCATTATTAGCATCACCAGTACCCTGTGCTATCATGTCTTCTAACGTAATAGTGAATCGTTGTATCTCCACATCCACATTAGACTGCACAGCATTATCACTATTTATCAATGGTGTACTGAACATTTTAGTGCCCGCAACACCAACAACATTTTTAACAAGAGGCGTATAGATTACTGGATCAATCATTGATGATATATCATATGAATATTCTTGATAGTAGTCATTGTCATGAATGCGAGTTGATTCTTCTCCAACAAAAGAGTTTCGAGTTTTCCACTTACCAGAAGTGTTACCCTGACCCAGTGTTCTCACATCAGCCGTACAGACAACCTGATTATATCTTGCGCTATCTGGATTAGTGTTCACAATGTTTACCACTTCAGTGTCATCGAACTTATATCCAGTGTGTGTAACCTCAAGTTCATCAATCTGTCCAGAGTCATAATTAGCGGGCCCAGCGATAATTGCATTAGCGCCCATTGGTAACGAACTATCATCTCGCCCGATGTCAGTTATATTTCTATTTTTTGCTCTAATACTGATTGGAAGATTTTTATCAAATGTATAGAAAGTAATTGGTCTGAAATAAAAGTCTTCATCAACTCTTTTTGTGAACTTAGCTTTTGATGTATACTTTTCTGTGATAACTTCAAAAGTAGTATCGCTATTACCATATGGTATATTGACCGACACAACACTTCCATCAGTGACATCTGTTAACGAAAATATAGTTGTGTCATAGCTAGAAGGCATAGCGGCAATATTAGCTTCAGTCAATCCATTAACCTGATCTATTAGATTTGCATCAAGCACAATTTCTTGTGTGATTACTTCGTCTTTACGAAGATTAAAATCAGCATCGTCAAATCTAACAACTAAATCTTTCTTGTTGAATCTAGAAACTACATCATTTACGACTCTAACCCCAACATCATTTTCGTATTCTGTACCTGGATTATCTTCACGAAGTTCAGAAATCCTACCAAGCGTAAATGTTATTCTAGAGAACGCATCACGATATTCTGTAGATAATGATTCTACTCCGGCTCCACTTAATGTGAATAGACCATCTTTAAAACTGTCTCCTGCGACGGCATTATCTGTTATCTTATACACACCTGAACCATTAACAGTTAAGTTAATCGCTGTACCTGCGGGAGTGGCTTTTAGCTGTATCTTATTCTCATCTACTCTGATTACTCTATATGTCGTACCAGAAGTAAGACCGGATATACTACCTGCGCCACTTTCTTGAGTAAAGACAACCTCTGCATTCGTACCAAATCCATGATCGATATCATTAGTCAGTGTTATCGTTTCAGCATTATCATCAAAAGCAGTTTGTACTAATGTATATTCATTTCTGAACATTCTATCTAGAACTACATCACCGATAATATCTGGAACAAGTGTTACTGTTTCTTCTTCGTCAATAGCCGATACTTCAAATGAAGTTGTATCGTTAAATGAACCAATGTGTGTACAATGAACAGGTTGATTAAAGTCGCCATTGATCAAACCCATAAACTTAATATTACTTTCATTCGCAATAGCATCTGGTATCTTATCTACTCTTTTGTTACTACCGTCTTTAAGTGGGTCTGTCATGATACCACCGGTATTGAAGAAACCAAGTTCTACTTGAACAGTCTGCCCACCAAAAGTAATTGGAGTTTCATTACCAGAACCAACACCTACTTTCTTCTTATCAACACAAAGAGCAGTTGCGGTTATACCAGTTGGTTGAGGAGTTGTCGCTGTAAAGACAGCACCAGTATCGAATGCTTTACGAACATCAATAACTTTAGGAGTACCTAACTGCTTAGTAAGAGCGTGACCAGTTGCGCCACTATTACTTCCAAATGTAACAAGTGCTGTTCCATCAAGTGTGTTAGAAGTGTACACATTAATTATATCAGCATCAATAACTTTAACGTATAGCACAGAAGCATTTGCTAGTGTTCCACCGGCCGCAAGTGTAAGTGCGCCAGTACCTTGAGTGAATACTACTTTGTCTTGATCTCTAAATCCATGAGCAGTCGATGATATATTAGCACCACTAATAGAAGCATCAATGAAGGTAATAGTTGTAGCCGGAAAAGATGGTTGTACTGCGCTTGCTTGGAACTTTTCTCCAACAGCCGGAGAGGTTGATGCTCCCATCAAATTCCAATCACCAGAGCCAGTGTCACCCAAGTCTTTAATGATATATGTTCTTCTTGGTTTAAGTGTGCTACTATTACTACTTCTCGCAACCAACTCAAAATGAGATCCGTCAAGATCAAGACCAACAGACTTCCATTCAGCATATGTCAGATCACCAAATGTGAACGGCATATACTCTCGCCCCGCAATCAACTGATTAGCCGGAACAAAGTATGCATCATACCACTTCCAATCTGGTTGCCCTGCATTTGGATGTGGTTGCCCAATAGCTATTGGATTGCCGTCACCGCCAGTTGCTGGGTATGCTTCTGAAACTGTTTCTGGAATGTTTGGTGGTAATTCAAAAGTTTCGCCAATACTCAAAGCAGGTAACAATTGATCTATACTACCATCAGCTTTCTCAACTGTGTTATACGTCAAGTACTGATACAATCTCGCCATGATTTGCTTTGAGGTACTAAAGATAGCATCATGACCAGTTAAGTCAGTTACTGTAAGTGAGGCTAGATTAGCACTCGTGAACTGAAAGTCGTGACCAACTGTGCTTTTTGTAGCACCTATCTTCAACCAATCTGCTTCTGTTAGTACAGTACCTGAGTTAACAATTGTGTACATTTGCCCATTATCTAACTGCTCTAAAGTTCTTATGAAATCACTAGAAACACCGTCGAAGCCAGGACCAGGCTGAACAGACGCTATTGTTGGTATTCTATCTGGAGTATCTACAGCAATCGCATCAACATTAGAAACACCAATCTGTGTAATGTCACCGGCTGTACTAATGATTGTATCAAAGTCAGTTACACCACTAAACAACTCAGAGTCATTGATGCCATTATTGACCGCTTGTTGAAATCTAAAGAATAACAAGAAATCTTGAAGTTGAATCTTACTATCTATAGTTGTTAAATCACCATTCTGTTGATTACCAGTAAAGTTACCAACAATGGAATCACTTGTATCATCTGGTTTATAATAGATGTATGTAAGAATATTGTCGTAAGCGGGATCAACATTGAACTGTCGTTTCCCTGAAGTACCACCAGTACCTGCATCTGTTAATGCTTGATAATATCCATTATAGAAATGATCAAACAAAACATTTCTGTATATTGATTCATTGTTTGAGTCAAGAGTACCTGTGTTATAATACTGAGACATGAAGTCATACATTTCTTGCAGATCAGATCGTGTTTCAATAAACAGCAATGGATGACGATAAGCAACAACTCTTGCGGCTCCAGTCAAACTGTATGCAATCGAACTGTCGCTTCTACCATCGTAATCAATTGTGGAGCCAGGAAATATAACTGTATCGCCAGGTGTAACATTAAGTGTTGTGTTTTGATCAACAATAATGACTCGGTTACTTATACCAATATCATTAAAGTATTCTATTGTAACAGATGATGGATCAATATAACCCCAACCACCATCAACAATCTGATAATCAATACTACCAATCTGATCAGAGTTTATTTTTGTTACAACACCCTTTGCGCCCTGTCCCACTTTCGTAGAAACGATATCTACTGTGTCGCCTACTTTGTTACTTGGAAGACGTAGACGATTGATAACAGCAACATCTGAGATAGAACCCTGAATGAGTTTACCCACGTTTGTGATTGTTTCAATTCCATCGCTAGTGGCAGTAAGAACTTCAAGTGCATCTGCTCTAGTATATGTACCCCTTAGATTTGAGAGATATACAATAGGAGTTATAGCACCTGCTAGATTCACGAATACGATATCATCTACAAATGCACTTGCATTCGACAGATCACCACGAATTGTATTACCACGTTGTATTGGATAGCCATCTACGTTATATATTGGCTTCATCTCAAGGAATATTTCACCGCCCCATAGAGAGTCAGATGGCTTGAATATATTCTTGCTGGGATACATAATTTCAATGTCTTCATTAAAGAACATCTTAAAGAGTAGTTGCAATGACTCTTCACTACCCTTTCTTGTATATAAGTCTTGAATATGTTTTAGAATAAATCGTATGTCAACATCATCAGAAAAAGGTAATTCAGACAGATACTTTCTTTTATAGAAGATGAGAAACGTAGATAGAGTAGTATCAATATCTTTAAGTTTTGGAATATCACGATCTAACTTTTCATCGAGATGCGAATAGTAGGCCTCAACGAAAGCTAATAAAAATTCACTATTCTCTTTGTAGACATTTGGAAACTGATTCGCAATGTCAGAATAGATATTGTCTCTTACCTCAATTGGCATAGTTTATGATTCCAATGGTGTTACATTAACAGTTATATCATCTCCACGAATGACAATAATTCTATCCTTAGACGGCGTAATATCTTTACTTACAGAGTCAGCAGTAAACTTAATCGCAGAACCCTCAAACGATGATATAGTCACATCACTTAATCTTACAGTACCTGTTATATAGTCAACTGTACCAACAGCCGGCTTGAATACACTCTCACTATCAGCACCACTAATCACAAGCATGATATTACCATTACCATCATCCTTTGCTGACACAAGTGTATTATCAACAGTGAACTTGGTAGATGATACCGCAGGCTTAAAGTTAGTAAAGCCTGCTTCCGAATCAAATGGATATGGCTTGACTAGTTGTGTATCATATGAGAAGACAGGCGAACGAGGTGCATTCAACTCTGGTAGATACTCAATGATTGGTTTTGCTACAATGTCAGTAGACACAACTGATACATCAAGTGCATCAATCGTAGATGCTAGATTTGACTGACGATAGGTCTTATTAAAGCCATTTAGATTAGTATTCTGATAACTTACAATTGCGGCCTGGACTTCACTCTGGAGTTGACTTGCAGACTTACTTGTAAGATTAGCATCATATACAATATGTACGTTTGTATCCACAAATAGAAACTTAGCAACAACAAACACAGGCTCAATAGTAAGTGGAGTCTTATCTCGTAGATAGCGTTTAAAGTTAGCAATCTCATAGTCAGCAACACCCTCACCACCCACTACGTCAACAGATATAATGACCTTACCAAACTGTGGGGGTGAAACTTCATCACCACCATATACACTAATCGCTTGAATGTTCGGGAATCTAGCACGAAGCAGAGTCTCATAGTCTCGTGTCGTAATTGCTCTCTCTTGTACTTGAAGTGCCTTAGGAGCAAAAGACCGAATCGATTCGATACTTTCACTATCTGTTCCGCCCGAAGTTTGCGATTGTACAACCACATTGATGCTTGAAGCGCCAGCAAAAGCGCCCAATGTTAGAGCAGTTACACCATTAGCGGAAGCGCCGGCGGTGTTTCTATATGTCGCTACAATAGAATCAGTGATTACTGGCTGTACACCAAACTTATCCTTTCCGAATTGTATAGAGTACTTTTCATCATTCTCGGGCTGTAGATAGAATACCTTATCAGTAGACTTAACACCAAACACATCAGTCTTATAGATATACTCTTCTCCATTTACTTTCAGAGTAAGACTTCGTGTATCTATATTAGGGTTAGATAGTACTGTGTCTGTGATATTGACTGTCTCATTAATAATACGCCCTTCAAATAGTTCTACATCATTTACCACATATGTAGAAGGCGATGTTAATGAGCGTATGGCACTATGTGCTTTATCTGTTAGAAAGTTATATGTACGATTACCGCATCTTCCA